ATGCCAAAGCTTTAGGCTCAGCGAATGCTGCATTTGCTCTTGAGCCGTTCAAGTCCAATCCACTTGTGGCCATTCAGCACGATGGAGATCTGTCTCGAATCGAGGATAATACCCGTCTAAACAGTCTGGTTTCTCACGAGATCATGACGGTCAATGAAAAGTTCAAAAGCACTTATGCAAATCGATTCAAATGCTTCCTATTCATGGGAACAAATAAGCCAGTAAAGATTACCGATGCCAAGTCAGGTATTATACGAAGGCTTATTGATGTTCAGCCAACCGGAGATAAAGTTCCATTAAGCCGGTATAGAGCTGACGTAAAGAAGATCAAATTTGAACTGGGAGCCATTGCCTGTCACTGCCGAGATGTATATATGGCAGATCCCAATGCCTACGACAACTATATTCCAATCAATATGCTTGGAGCATCCAATGATTTTTACAACTTCATTGAAGATTCTTATGACGACTTTAAGAGAGAAAATGGAACGACGTTGAAGGCTGCATGGGAATCATACAAAAAGTATTGCACTGATGCCAATGTCACTTATCCATATTCTCAGAGAGCTTTTAAAGAGGAACTTAAGAACTATTTTAAAGTATTTCTCGAAAGAAGTACTTTGAGTGATGGTTCGTCTGTCCGAAACTATTATTCCCAATTTAAGTTTAATCCCGGAACGATTGTTGGAGGAGAGGCACCTAAGGAAGAAGCGACAAAGTCTTGGCTGGATCTGAGTGAGACCGAATCCATATTTGATAAGGAGTTTGCAGATTGCTTTGCTCAGTATGCAAAACCAGATGAAACACCTGCAAAGAAATGGGATAGCGTCACAACAAAACTATCTGACCTGGATACTACGAAGCTTCACTATGTTCGTACTCCAGAGAAATTAATTGTCATAGATTTTGACATAAAGAATGAAAAAGGAGAGAAAGATGAAAAAAGAAACCTTGAAGAAGCTGAAAAATGGCCTCCCACATATGCTGAATGGAGCAAGTCAGGCAGCGGCTTACATCTCCACTATTTCTATGACGGTGATCCTAGTGAATTGTGCAGTAATTATGACGAGAATATCGAAGTCAAAGTCTTTCGAGGAAACAGCGCCCTCAGAAGAAAGCTGACAAAATGCAATTCTCTGCCAATTGCTGCAATCAGTTCAGGATTACCGCTGAAGAAAGGAGGATCTAAAGTGGTAAGTTCGGACATGATTAAAAGCGAGAGAGGCTTGCGCAACCTGATTGAAAGGAACCTGAGAAAAGAAATTCATGGAGCTACTAAGCCTTCAGTAGATTTTATATTTCAAATTCTAGAAGATGCGTACAATTCTGGAATGACCTTTGACGTAAATGACATGCGTCCGGCAATACTTTCCTTTGCTGCAAATAGTTCTCATCATTCACTTGATTGTGTCAAAGTCGTTTCCAAAATGCACTTTGAATCAAAAGATGCAGAGGAAAAGAGTAAGGCAGACAATGATGCAAAGCCAATAGTCATATTTGATATGGAGGTTTACTCAAATCTGTTTGTAGTTTGTTGGAAAAAGCTTGGTGAAGGAGTTCCGATTGTTCGCATGATCAACCCGGATTCTGATCGCATTGCAGAGCTTAGAAAGAATTATAGGCTTGTAGGCTTTAACAACCGTGACTACGATAATCATATTCTGTATGCAAGAGAAATGGGCTACACCAATCAACAGTTATTTGATCTTTCTCAGAGAATTATTAACGGAAAATCCAAGGTTGAGAAGAAAAATGCAATGTTTGGTAACGCCTATGACTATAGTTATGCAGATATTTATGATTTCAGTAGTGTTAAACAATCTTTGAAAAAATTTGAGATCGAGTATGGGATACATCATCAGGAAATGGATATTCCTTGGGATCAGCCTGTACCTGACAACATGGTTGAAAAAGTTGTGGAGTACTGCTGCAATGATGTCATGGCTACGGAAGTTGTTTGGAATAAGCGACATGCAGATTTTGAAGCCAGAGAGATTCTTGCAAAACTAGCAACAGTCATTGGCGGTGTTCCATCGACGGTCAACGACACGACTAATACTCTTACTAACAGGCTTATATTTGGAAGCAATCGGCATCCACAAAGCGATTTTAACTATCGAGATCTTGCAGAAAAAACAGATAAAGCTACTTGGTGCTATAAGGACTATCTTGCAGGGGATCCGAAGGCAAACATCAAATACGGAATGCCATATTTTCCAGGTTATAAGTATGAAGGCGGGATAAGTACTTATCGTGGAGATGAGATCGGTGAAGGCGGTAGAGTATTTGCTAATCCTGGTATTTATGGAAAGGCATTGACAAAAGATGTAGCTAGTATGCATCCTCACAGTGTTACCGCTGAAAACCTATTTGGCGATCGCTACACACCGATATTTGCTGAGCTCTTAAATCTGCGTGTTGCAATAAAGCACAAGGATTATGAGAAAGCAAAGAGTATGTTTAATGGTGCTATAGCTGAGTTATTAACAGATGAAGCATCGGCAAAAGGCTTGTCTTCAGCACTGAAGATAGCAATCAATTCTGTGTATGGCCTGACTTCTGCAAAGTTCGATAATCCATTCCGAGACATTCGCAATGTAGACAATATTGTAGCCAAACGTGGTGCTCTGTTTATGACCGATTTGAAGAATGCTGTTGAGGAGAAAGGGTTTACGGTTATTCACATTAAGACCGATTCCATCAAGATTTCCAATCCGACTCCAGAGATTCTCAAGTTTGTTGAAGATATGGGCAAAGCATATGGCTATGACTTCGAGACAGAGGCAATATTTGATAAGCTTTGTCTGGTAAATGATGCTGTTTATATTGCCAAATGTTCTGCTGACTCACCGGAAGATCCTGGTCAGTGGACTGCTACAGGTACTCAGTTTGCAGTACCATATGTATTCAAGACACTATTTACGCATGAACCTATTGCATTTGAAGATATGTGTGAAACCAAGTCTGTAACCACTTCTTTATATTTGGATATGAATGAAAAGCTTTCTCCAGATGATCATGACTATCATTTTGTAGGGAGAGTTGGGTTATTCTGTCCAATGACTGCAGGAGTCAATGCCGGAGAGCTTATGAGAGAAAAGGAAGGCAAGTATTATGCCGTTACTGGAACTAAGGGCTATCGGTGGATGGAAGCAGAAATGGTGAAAACTCTTCAGCTCGAAGACAAGATTGATAAATCTTATTATCAGCATCTGGTAGATGCGGCAATAGAGTCCATTTCTAAGTACGGAGATTTCAATGCATTTGTGTCAGACGATTTTAATAGTGACCAGTTCGGTCAATACATGAATATTCCTGATACAGATAAAGAAGAACTCCCGTTTGATGACAGTTACGTTGTTGGAAAAGCTTCATAAAAAGGAGATTATGATGAACGACAATAAGCTTTTGATTGAAAATGCAAAACTGATATTCAGAAATTTCTCTGGAAGACCGGAGAAGTACAATGCCGACGGAAAAAAGCAGTTCTCTGTCTTTATCGAAGATCCGGACAGAGCACAGCAGCTTACAGATAATGGTTGGAACGTACATGTTCTGAAACCTCGGGAAGAGGGGGATGAACCGAGTTATATTCTTCCGGTTTTTATCAACTTCCGGAGCAAAAAGCAGGCTCCTCAGCAGGAATCAGATGAGAATGGGAATCCAAGAAGGCATCTTGATCCGGATATCTACATTGTGAAAGGGAATAAGAAGACCCGTCTGTCGGAAGATGAGATTGGTGTTCTGGACTATGCAGAGTGCAGCAATATTGATCTGTTTATCAATCCGTCCTATTGGAAGAAGGATGATGGCAGTTCTGGAATTAAAGCATATCTTGATGCAGGATATTTTACTCTGTATGAAAATGAGCTGGATGTCAAGTATGCTAATTTGGAAGAAGACACCGGAAGCGAGAATGCGTAACAGATTTATACTTTCAGAGGGATTACTCAGAAATGGGTAGTCCCTCTTTCTTTATGGGGGAAGGAGGTATGAGAAATGTTTGCAGTACTCTTTATTGCTATGGCAATAGCTTTTGGAGTCGGGCTTGTTGGCGTTGCTGTGTTTCAGAACGCTCTCAACGGAATTGAGGAGGATTGATGAAAAAAATAATCATAATACTGTGCACAGCAGTGCTTTTGTCTTTGATATTTTCATTTTCAATTAATGCTGCAAATCCTGAAAAAATCCCGGAAGAAAAATTGGTAGAAATCTGTGAGTCTGTCGGCAAAGACTATGACTTATCTCCAGAGTTGCTTGAAGCAATAGCTGAGCATGAGAGCAATCTTTATATTTTTGCTCAAAACGGCTCGTGCAAAGGATTGATGCAGATTAACCGATATTACTTCTCTGATCGGATGAATGTGCTAGGGATTACTGACATATTTGATCCGGAGTCCAATATACGGCTTGCAGCAAGTTATATTTCAGATCTCTATTCCAGAAAGGATGACATTTACTGGGTCCTCATGAGCTACAACATGGGAGAACAAAATGGAAACAAATTTTGGAACAGAGGTGTCTATACACAGTACGCGATTGATATTTCAAATAGAGCAGAAGAACTTGAAAAGGAGCATGGAAAATGAAACTTGGAAACAATGATGCAGGTGAACCAGTGGAATGGAAATCAACAGAGGGAGGATACAGCCTTGGAGATGATGGCATATGCTGTCCTAAAGATCCAAATGATATGGTAAATAACCCGAAGCATTACGAAGGTGCCTATGGGATGAAGACAATCGATGTCATAGAGGAGTTCACAGCAGATCTCAATGGAATCGAAGCTACTGATACGGGGAACATCATCAAGTATATTCTCCGTTGGAAAAAGAAGAACGGACTTCAGGATCTGAAAAAAGCAAGATGGTATCTCAATCACTTGATTGATCACATTGAGAAACACGAAAATACTATTCCGGTAACGGAGGAGGAAAGCCATGGGTGATAAAGATGAGAATGAAGAAGCCCAACTATTTTTAAAGGTAGATGACTTACCGGCCGTGCGTTTCAATGAAATTCCGGATGTCAGTCTGAACTTGGCAGAGACGAGTGAAAAGATTGCAAAGGCTTTCTCAATGCTAGGTCTTTCTTTTCAGGCTGCAGGATCTATATCTTCAGATCGGATTTATAAGCTTCTATTCCCGTTTGATCCAATGGAGACAAATAACTATCGAAAAATGCATCATATGCCAAAGTATAGAAGGAGTAGAAGATGAGTATTTTTGGTTGGCTTGCCTTAGCCATGTTTGTACTGGAGAATGCAGGACTTACGCACTTTGTTGGGTATACTTTTTGGATGCTTTTACTGATCTGCTTTGAGTGCATTGCTCGGCTTTTAAGAAAATAAAACGGAGGAAAGAAATGAACAAAGAGAAGTACATTGATATTCCTGTAACTTTACGCATTTCAGATAATTTAACTTTTGTTAAATTCATCGGGATTCGGGTTAATCAAAACAAAAACGGAGCAGTTGAAAACATTGAGAAAAAGGATCGGCAGATGTCTGTACTTGAATTAAGGAGTTTGGCTGTCCCTCCGGTAATTGATATTTCGCTGGAATAAGGAGGACAAAATGTATAGGGCTACTTATACGGCCGAACAGTTTTTACACGAAGCAAGTATCATGTGCTCACACAATATCCGGAACTGTCCTGAATGTCCAGCACATGAAATTCGTTGCTTAACCAGTATAGATGATGGATTCAACAAAAGAGAGATCCAGGAGCTTATTCGTGTAGTAAGAAAATATGCGAGAGAGCATCCTGGATATTTTGAATCTGAGGAAAGATGAGGTAATCAGAATGATTTGGGTTAAAGAATGTCATGAAGCTACATTTTATTTTGAAAAGCACAATGATCATACTTTTCAGATGTCTCATAAGCCATACAGCACAAATCCAATTCCTCTGAAAAGGCTTACAGCAGGGAAAGGACACGACTATGACCAGAGGTGAAAAGATCCGTTACATGAGTGATCAGCAGTTGGCGGAGTTTCTTAGTACAGTTTACTGCAGTAACGATGAGTATGTTTTTGAAGGTTGCTCGCCTCGTTCAAGGCATATGAAAATTGATAATGAGAATATAGCAATTAATGACAGTATTAATGATATTTATAAGGTACTTCATGAAGAAATCAGAAAGGAGGGCAAATGAGAATTAAAAAATACGGCCTCCGATTAGATGAAGACCGTTTTCCAATGCTCATTAAGGAAAATGGACTCAATTATCAGACTCGAATTATTGAGCCATTATTTGGACCTAGAAGTACGGATCAGTTCTTTAGAGAGATTGAGGATATTGATAAATTAGTTGATGAAGAGGCATTTCTTTTATGCCTTGATGTTAAGTTAAGACCTATTGGATATTTTCATTTGTCTTCAGGCTCTTCTACACAAACCTATTTGTCGATAAGAGACATCTTCATGAAAGCCGTATCTGTCGGAGCAACAGGAATCATTGTTGTGCACAATCATCCTTCGGACGATCCAACATTTTCAGAAGCAGATATAACTGCCGCAAAGAAAATATTCCATGCTGGAGAACTCATGGAAATCACGCTTTTAGATTTTATGGCTATTGGAACAACCAGTTACTGTAGTGCAAAAGAAGAAAAATTATTTGAAAAGGAGAATAAGATATGAGTTATTTTGTAAAATTTCATCTTGCAGAAGTTAATGAAGAAAGCACGGATGCCAACGTATCCCTCAAAGAAGGGAATCTGGTTAGTGTCGACGTTGCCAGAATTGCAATGGTTGTTGACATGCCAACCAAAAAGGCTACGTCTCTTTTCATAGACGGAATTAATAAAGGCCCGGTAATTGTATCGGAACCTTATGACTTTGTCATTAACCGCATTTACGCTGTTTCTTCGCACAAGAAAGATAATCCGGAAAAGGCGAAGATTATTCAGATCAGAAATCCAAAGGTTGTTGCAAATGCCAATAAATCTGTCTGATTCTCAGATAAAAGCCGTTAAGGACATGCATAACGGATGCATTCTATGCAGTAAAGTAGGATCAGGAAAGAGCCGTACAGCCTTAGCTTATTACTTTATCAAAGAAGGCGGTCAAATAGGCCTAAATGGGGCGTATAAGGCCATTAAAGGGTATCCTAGAGACCTGTATATCATCACTACTGCAAAGAAACGAGATAGCCTGGAATGGGAAGGTGAATTGAGTCCATTTCTGCTGTCTGTGCATCCGGAATGTAATAAATATGGCAATAAAATAGTCATCGATAGTTGGAACAATATCGGAAAGTATAAAGAAGTTGAGAATGCATTCTTTATATTTGACGAGGATCGAGTTGTCGGATCAGGCGCTTGGGTAAAGTCCTTTATCAAGATCAGTAAAACAAATCTCTGGGTTATGCTGAGCGCCACACCCGGCGACAAGTGGGAAGACTATATTGCTGTATTTGTCGCAAATGGCTTTTACAAGAATCAAACGGAATTTAAAAGAGAGCACGTCGTATATAGTCGTTTTTCAAAATTTCCCAAGGTTGATCGATATTTGAATACTGGAAGACTCATTCGACTGAGAAGCAGAATCCTGGTAGACATGGATTACCAGAGTACTGCCATTTCACATCATGAGGATATTTATGTAGATTATGATGCTATAGCTTACAAAGAGATCTTCCGTCACCGTTGGGATCCATGGAAAAATGAGCCAATACAGAATGCTTCTGAACTCTGCTATGATCTTCGCAAAATCTGTAATGCCGATCCATCAAGACTTGTGGAGACAATGGACATAGTAGAGAAAATGAAGAAAGTCATTATATTTTACAATTTCGATTACGAGCTGGAGCTTTTGAAAAATGCCCTTGAGCCTGGTGATTGGATTGAGATTGCAGAATGGAATGGCCACAAGCATCAGCCTATTCCGGAGGGAGATGCCTGGGTGTATCTGGTTCAGTATGCGGCAGGTGCTGAAGGATGGAATTGCATCAAGACAAATGCTGTTATATTTTACAGCCAGACGTACTCGTATAGAACACTTTTTCAGGCAGCAGGCCGTATTGATCGGAGAAATACGCCTTTTACAGATCTATATTACTATCACCTGAAATCTCATGCGAGTATTGATATTGCTATAAGTCGCGCTTTGAAGAACAAAAAAGATTTTAATGAGACAAGATATTTGAGAGGTAAATAACGGAGGGTGAAATGGAAAACAAAAAGAAGATTGTGAATTTTGATGAGTACTGCCCGACTTGCGCAAATGCTTCTAAGAAGGAAGAGGATAGTCCCTGCGATGACTGCCTCGGAAATCCAGTGAATGGCAGCTCTCACAAGCCGGTCTACTACAAACAGAAATGATTCGCGTACTTTGATACTCCTTTATGAAGTAATTAACAGATTAATTCAAAAGGAGGATTAAGTATGTTTAAGAAAAAACTGCACTATGTCAAAGTAGTTGGAGAGAGAAATCCATTTATTGTAGGACGGATTGTGGGGATTTTGGATTATTTATCAAAAGGTGGAACGGAAGCACACTTTACTGATAAAGAGAATTCAAATATTCTTTACATTCCGATTATGGTAACTGATTTTCGGTTTTCAAATATTATGGGATATCTGACAGCAAAATATAAAGATTCACGATTGGTCAAACTTGAATTCTGTTAATTACTATTCAAGGACAAGAGTCTTTGCAGAAATGCAAGGGCTCTTTCTTTTTGCCTTAGAAAGGAGGCTTATATGGCAGACACAGGACTGATATCAGATAAAGCGATGGATTGGCTGAAGAGTGTTCATTATTCAGAGAAGCCACATGATCAACGGATGACTCTGATTAAGGCGGCAATCATTGCTTATCCAAATGTAAAGGAGAAAAAACATGCCTGAGATTATATATCTTTGTGATGGAAAATCTTGCCCAAAGTGTGATCCAGAACTCTGCAAGCATACATCAAATATTGAGCATGCCATCAGTTTTTCTCTTGAAGGGAATATCTGGGTTGAAAAAGAAAACAAAACTGCTGATGTGGAAGCGCTGAAAGCCAAGGTTGAGGAACTGCAGAAAGAACTTATTGAAAGGCCTTATATTTATGTGCCTTGCGGAGGTGTTGGAGAACTTCCAAAGTATCCTTCGCCATACGACATTAATTACTGAGAGGAGACAAAATGCTTTGGTTTGGTAAGAAGAAAAATCCTAGAGTTTTGAAAATTGTCCTGAAGGACTATGAACTTGGGATGCTGGAAGAACTGTCCGGTCACATGGAAATGAGTAAGGAAGAAGTTGTTAAGGAACTGATTCTGGAGAAGATGGCTACCTATGCAAAATGATATTTGCGCTTTTGAAAGGAGGGCAAATATATGGCAACTGTTACTGAAGTTATTGAGGAAATTAAGAAAAAACTGAATGATAACGCCCTTGAAGTTACTTCCCATGATGTTCTTAAAAATAACGGAGTAGTACTTCACGGCATCGTCATTAAGAAACCGGGATGTAACATCTGCTCAACAATCTACATTGACGCATCTTTAAAAGTTGATCAGTCCCCGGAGATTATTGCCGATCAGGTCATTAAGTCCTACAAAGAATTGCCGGGATATGACGACATGAAAAAGTACGACGAGATTGTGGATTTCAACTTGGTAAATAAAGACAATATCCAGTTGAAACTCATTAATACAGAAATGAATGCTGAACTTCTGAAAACACTCCCACATCAAGAATGGATGGATCTGTCTGCGATCGTTATTTTGCAGATAGATTACCCCAAAGATTCCTGCACAAAAGTCACAAACAGTCTTCTGGATGTATGGAAGATCACAGAAGATCAGCTTTTTGATATTGCATTCAAAAATCTAAAATCTGAGAAGACAGTTATAAAAACTCTTCAGGATGTTTTAGGCATAGATGCTCCTTCAGGAGATCTGGAAATGTATGAGCTTTCCAACGAATCCAATTTTAATGGAGCAAGAAGAGTATTGCAAATTGGAGACACAATTTCTGAATTTTCAAAAATGTATGGCTGCCTAAAAACCGGTCTTGTGTTTTTGCCTTCCAGTATTCATGAATTTCTCATGCTCAAAATAACGGGAGAAACCGATTACTCAGCATTAATTGATATGGTTCGTGAGATCAATGCTACGGAAGTTGAGCCAGAGGATGCTTTGTCCAACAACATTTATACATGGGATGTTTGGGCTGGCTGGTCCTGCAAAACGAAAAATGAAAAAGGAGAAATTGTCGATTATGAGTGACTTAGTTGAATACGCAAAAAGTGAACTGGAAAGATTTCCGAAAGATAAAGATGGTATGCAGAATTTAATGAGTCGAAATATTCTGGACCTTATCAAAGTATTTGCGAGTCAAGGCCACACGGGATTTTCTGCCCACTATTTGATCCCTAGGTTGAAGAGGCTTATGGACTTTAAACCGTTGTCTGCTTTAACTGGTAAGGATGACGAGTGGAATGAAGTGTGCCGGACAGATAATCCAAGGACTTATCAGAATAAACGCTGCTGTTCTGTGTTTAAGGATGTCTATGCCGATGGAACTGTAAGAGTCCATGATCTTGAGGCTGTTGCTATATCAGATAACGGCGGAGTTACCTGGTTCACTAGCGCTATTTGTAATCAGTTTGAAGATCCAATCACATTTCCATATTTTCCTCCAGATGAGCCTAAAGAAGTGTACATCGAGTATAAAGGAACGGGCGATTCAGAAGATTTTGACGTCATCACGGATGAGCCTGAACGTATTAGGGCGCTTCGAGAAAGATATTTGAGAGACAGAGGTGATCTAGTATGATTCATGTAATTCTTGATGGAAGAGGGACTGGAAAGACCACAAAATTGATTAAGGAGGCCAGTAAAACAGGGGCAATCATTGTGACCGAAAATGAATCAAAAGCCGATAATGTAAGAATTATGGCTGAAAAAATGCATTTGCAAATTAGGCCACCAATTTCCTGGAACAAATATGTAACCTTTTATAGATTTTTTGAAAAGAATTCACCTTATGTATTTGATGACATATCCAGTATTGTTCGAGATGAATTATTTAGTCTTTTAATTAGTAATTTACCTTCCTCTGGAGAGGCATCTTCTGCAGCGCAAATCTTTGACATCGAAGCAATGAATTCATCTCTTGAAAATGTTGACTTTGTTGATATGTCCGGAAAGAAGCTGTCTGTAAAAATCGTTGTGGGGTATAAAAGGCAAGAGGAGGACATCCCTGACATCCCTGAGGAAGAAAAGTGCTGTAATAACTGCCGTTTTAGAGAGTGCTCACTTACTAAAAAACCTTGCCGGGATTGTAAGAATGCCAATGATGAAGCAGTGGCCTTTCTATGGGAAAAACCTGGAGGAGAAAAATGATTTTTGGAGTTTTTGCAGTAGCAGCATGCCTTTCAATACTGGTCATAGTTTGTGTGATCTTTATTTCTTTCTAAGGAGGAAAAATGATTAAAGACTTTTTAAAAGCACATGATCATATTGCTATTAGTGTTCAGCATGAGTGTGATTTCTATATAGTTGAAATCTATAACACAAAGCTTAATCCTTGGAGCCCTATCTATACACACATTATTCCTGACGAAGAAGCGGAGATGTTTGCTGGGGATTTTGAACCAATGGTTATATCTACTGCTGAGAACGGATTAAAAGAATATGAAAGGAAATACAAGAATGGAAAAGATTGAAGCACTCAAAACAATTTTAGCGCTCATTGGAGTGATGGCCTGTACTGTTATCCTGGCAGAAATCGTAATCTGCGTGACGACATGGATCAAGGACAAGATTAAAAAGCTGGAATATAAGCGACAGCAGAAGCATCGTTTTGATAAACCTCCAACGGCTGCGTGCTATTGCAAAGATTGCCGCAAATGGGATCCAGAAACTGGAACATGCGATGATGTGTGCAATCTTCGACGCATGGCCGATAACTGGTTCTGTTGCTTTGCTGATCCGATGACACTCGAGGAAAAGAAAAGGAGAGATCGTGAAGTCAACTGATTGCATTACTTTTTCATGTCCTCAGTATTGGGAAACATCTTCTGGTATTAGATATGTAAAGGAGGACGAAGATGATCAATTTGCGGATTGAAGAATATTGTGAAAGCTGTCCAGATTTTGAACCATCTGTTGACAAGTACAATAATGGAGTTAGTGGTGAGCTTTTTACAGTTATTACCTGCGTAAATGAAAAAAGATGTAGAAGTTTAGCTTCATATTTGGAAGAGAGGATGAAAAATGATTAAATTTGAGAAAACTGAGGTTGTAGGATGGGAAGCAGCTATTCGCGGAATGCGAAACCCCATGAATTCCTGGGAGAAGAGTGACAGCTGTACAGAGGGTGAAGTATTCTATTGCTCGGATTATTGTGATGGGCTTCTTAATGGTGATAAATGCAAAGGCCAGGATGGATCTGGTTTATGCATTGGCCCTAATGATATGGATCTTATGACGAAGCTCCGTAATGCAGGGACTGACCATCGGAAGTTTATGCGGATGATCATTGTCTATGTGGACATTACAGCTCCTTTATATTGGTGGAAGGAATTTGACACTTACAAGGTTGGAACCGTGGCTAATTCCTGTAGCACCATGCATAAGATTGCCGATAAGGAGTTTACGATTGATGACTTCTCACATGAACATCTGATTAATGCTGATCAATGTGATCATTCTGAAAGCACTTGGTATGGTCAAATGCCTCTTGCTGGGGGACTGACTTTAGACTCATTACAATTATTAAAAATGACAATCAATATGTTAAATGCTTATCGGCAAGAATATATTCACACTACTACTGAAGTAGATCGAAGTGGACGACAACTGTCAGATGAATGCTGTGCCAAAATAAGAAAAGAGCTTTGGTGGCAGATGATTCAGCTGCTTCCGTCGAGTTATAACCAAAAGCGGACAGTCATGATGTCTTACGAGGTCTTGGCCAACATCTGGAAATCTCGTAAAGACCACAAACAGGACGAATGGTGCACACACAAAACAGTCGAGGCTATGGAGACCGGAGGAGTAATGGTGGGGCGCAAACCATATTTTGGATTCTGTGATTGGATCCAGACGCTTCCATATTCCTATTTGATCACTGGAGGAAACATGGAGGAAAGCAAAAAATGAGTAAAGAATATGATGGGTATTTAGCAAATCATCGTAAGGGAGTGCTGGATAGCTATTTATGGTTGGAGAAAAATCTTCCGGATCTTTTTAAAGATACTGACATTGCCAAGACAATCTATAGAAATGTTACAGACCATGATCAAACTAAGGATGGTTTTGGAAGTGAGGAGTACAAAGCATACGATCAATGGTTTTATGGTGTAAGAACTCCTGCAGCCAAATACAATTTTAATCGTGCTTGGCTCCACCATATTCACATGAATCCTCATCATTGGCAGTATTGGATACTGATCGGAGATGATGACGGTATTACTCCGTTGATGATGCCATATCAATATATCATTGAAATGATCTGTGACTGGTGGTCCTTCAGTATAAATAAAGGAAATCCTTATGAAATATTTGATTTTTACAATGAGAATAAGGGTAAGATGATTCTTTCTCCTTTTACTAGGAAGGCAGTTGAAAACATTTTAGACCAGATGTTAGAAAAAATGCATGAATTGGATGGAGTTATATAAAGGAGGCTCTTGAATGAAAAGTATTAAGCGATATTTTCAGCTTTGGAACAAGTGGCAAAAGATATCTCATAAATCTATGCTTAACAAAATTTTAGTTCTCTTTCATCTTCGCTATTCTCTAGCATTTGAGATTCTTAAAATTTGTGATGGATATGATGGAGTTGTGGATTTTCGTTATGATAAGGAGGATTTGTGATGCTGTGTCCGTTTCGGAAAAAGACTACTACAAAAGTCGTTGGCCCAAAAGAAACGCATGTAGCAACAGAGGAATTTATGGAGTGCTATGGCGAGCCGTGTCCGTTTTATTACCGATATGAAAATGGTGATTACCTTAGTGAAAAATGCATAATGTCAATTCAAGAAAATTGATGCAATCGCGTACTTTACAGCCTCCTTTATAGAAGGAGGTACATTAAAATGTACAGTGAAGATGAGATTTTGAATAATGCAATTAAAGAAACGATTGACAGTTATAAGAAAGCACACAAGAACCATATGGAATTCATTGAATTCTTGGAGGCAAAGAGGAAAGAAGTATCTTCCGATCCCGAACCGAACTTACTTGTGGAGGAAAGGAAGCCATACTTTCTTACTTAAAGGCAAAGATCGATGGTGCATATGATCAACTTGTTGAGCTTGAAGCTGTCAAAAGTGGTTTAGTTGAGTATTGTTCAACTATCGGAATTACTTTGGATATTTGATGGATCTATTCAAAAGTTAAGGGCTTCTGTAGAATTACAGAGGCTCTTAATTTTTGTGTGAAAGAAGGAAAAATGTCTCGAGGTAGGGGAAGGTATGAAACCAGGAAAGTAATAGTCGTTGAGACTGGGAAGATCTATGAGAGTGCTTCCGCCTGCGCTGACAAAATTGGGGTAAATCGGAGCTCTGTCTGTCGCTGTTTGAGAGGTGAAATTTACTCTTGTAAGGGTCTCACAATTCGATATTTTGAGGAGAAAAAAGACGTTTGAAATGTTGCGTAAAAGTGGCAAAATGTCAGTTTTGGAAAAATTTCATGTCACTTTCAAAAGAAAACTTTTTGGAATTTTTGGAAAATCTGTCAGTTTTACGCAACAATTCGTCAGTTTTACGCAACAATTCGTCAGTTTTACGCAACGTAAATAACGTGTCAACCATGCGGGTTTGCGGGCATTTTCTGTCACTTTGTCACTTTTTTTTAATATAGTGTGAGAAAAAAACATAGTATTTATAAAGGAATACAAAACAAAAGTGACATGTGACATGAAATGCTGTGTAAGAGCCTATTTTCCGTACACAGGTTACACCCATTCAAGGTAGTCTGAAAATTGTTCTAGTCATAAAAACATTGCATTTATATTTTCGCGCAGAAAACATTCCCTTTTATGGAGAGAGATAGGAAAATCGTGTTTACGATTCCTTCTCTTTTTAGTTTTGTCAATTTCCATGAGAGGTTTGTGCAATGGTAGCAAAACATGAGAATGATTTTCAGGCTGGGTTAATTAAAGAGTTAAAAGATTTATTCCCTGGCTGCATCGTAATGAAAAATGATAGCAGTTATATTCAGGGAATTCCAGATCTCTTGATTTTATACAAGGATCGTTGGGCAACACTTGAGTGCAAAAGGTCACTTAATGCAATACGACAGCCAAATCAGGAATATTATGTCGCAGCAATGGACGGCATGTCATTCTCAAGATTTATCTGTCCAGAGAATAAGGAGGATATTCTGCATGAACTGGAACGATCATGGAAAACTTAAAGGACAGCACGCTTTTTTAGGTGCAAGTAAGTACAGTTGGATTAATTATGATAAAGACCGACTGTTTCAGGCATTTGCAAATTATGAAGCTGTTAAAGTTGGAACAAAGCTTCATGAGGTTGCAGCACATCTTATTGAGATTCCACTCAAAATTCCAAAGTCACATATGGCTTTAAAATTTCTTATTACCTATGAACTTGGATACAAGGAAGAAGTTCGCGATGAAGTACTTGATACATTGACAGCTTATGTAAATGATTCTATCGGATTTCATATGAGTCCTGAGCAGGTTTTATATTATTCAGAAAACTGCTTTGGTACTACGGATGCTATTTCTTTCAGAGATAACTGTCTTCGGATTCATGATCTGAAAACTGGTGAAATCCCGGCTCATATGGAGCAGCTTGAGATTTATGCAGCTTTATTTTGTCTCGAGTATAACAAACGCCCAGGAGATATTCAGATTGAACTTCGACTTTATCAGTCTGGTGATGTTCTTGTGTTTAATCCTACGGCAGACGATATTCTTCCAATCATGGATAAGATTGTTATGTTTGATAAATATCTCAGCACAATGAGGGTGGAGGAGATTTAAGATGCATGACGAGTATGATGGTGATTCATATGATTTTGGTGATGAATACGAATCATATGAAGAGCATTATGATTCCATAGAGCATTATGGAATGCCTCGGAGATCTGGACGATATCCCTGGGGTTCTGGTAAAGATCCAAATCAACATGGAAGTGGTGACTGGCTTACCAGAATTGAAGGAATGCAAAAAAGTGGGATGAGTGAGAAGGATATTTGCGATAAACTTCAGCTCAGTACTACGGAGTTCAGACTTTATAGATCTATTGCCAGAGGTGAGAGGCGGTCATATAAAGTAGCTACAGCAAAATCTCTTCATGATGAAGGAAAAGGAAATAGTGAAATTGCGAGAATCATGGGAGAAAAGAATGAATCAACTATAAGAGGATATTTAAAAGAAGATGCTGAGCAAAGAATGAATCAGGCTGTAAATACTGCCAAATTCCTTAAGGAGCAGATTGATAAAAAGGGAATTGTTGATGTTGGTATAGGTGTTGAAAGAGAAATCGGAAAAAATGGCATTCTTGATCCAGAATCTACTTCAGTAGGCATTTCAAAGATTCAGATGAAAAAGGCTCTTACTATTTTGGAGGCAGAAGGTTACAACACTCACATGCTCCATATTCCGCAGGTTACTGATCCTTCTAAGAAAACCAATATGGTTGTGGCATGTTCAAAGGATATAAATTATGCTGCAGCATGCAAGGCTTTAAAAGAAGGAAAAATAGGAACGATCAATGATTACTATTCTTTTGATGGAGGAAAAACTTTTGAAGCTCCATTAAAACCCACAAGCATTGATTCTTCGAGAGTAAAAATTAAATACAATGAAGAAGGTGGAATTAATAAAGATGGTGTCATTGAGATTCGACCTGGTGTAAAAGATCTTTCTCTTGGCAATTCCAGTTATGCTCAAGTTCGTATTGCTGTTGACGGCAGTCACTACCTCAAAGGAATGGCTTTATATTCTGATAAGATTCCTGAAGGTTATGATGTTGTGTTCAATACTAATAAGCATGTTGGAACTGACAAAATGGATGTCCTTAAAAAAATGGGTAAGGACGATGATGGAAAAATCAATGAAAAAAATCCATTTGGTGCAACCATTATAAGAAGTGGACAAACCATTACCAATGGTGTTCAGTCTGCAGTAAACAAAATCAAGCAAGAAGGTGATTGGGGAGAACAGAGAAAAACTCTCCCATCGCAGTTTCTTGCAAAGCAGAACATACCACTTATCAAGAGACAACTCAATCTATCTTACGTCGATAAAGTTGCAGAATTTGATGAAGTTAAAAGCCTTAACAATCCCACTATTAAGAGACATTTTCTTGAATCATTTGCAAATGATTGTGATAAAGCAGCCGTAACGTTAAAAGCAGCTGCACTTCCTAGACAAAGTTATCAGGTGATTCTTCCAATAGATTCACTTAAAGATAATGAAGTCTATGCTCCAAACTATAGAGCTGGAGAAAAGGTTGCTTTGGTCAGGTTTCCACATGGTGGCACATTTGAAATACCTATTCTTACTGTAAATAATAGCAATTCCGAGGCGGTAAAGACTCTTGGAAAGACTCCCCTTGATTGCGTTGGCATTAACAGTAAAGTTGCAGGTCGATTGTCAGGTGCAGATTTTGATGGTGATACGGTGCTAGTTCTTCCTACCGGAAGACATAAGGCTACTGACATTGTTTCTACTCCTGAGTTAGAAGGACTTGCTGGATTTGATCCAAAGGAATCATATGCAACAAAAGTAATCGGAACTAAAAAAGATTCTAAAGGTAATTCTGTTGACATATATGGAGATCCAGTTACAGGAAAGCCAGTTAAGATTATCAGTGAAAAAGAAAAGCAAAAACAAATGGGGGAAGTATCAAACCTTATCACTGACATGACTTTAAAGGGTGCAACAACCAGAGAATTATCACAAGCGGTTAGGCACAGCATGGTAGTTATTGACTCTGAGAGGCATAAGCTTAATTATAAGCAAAGCGAAATAGATAATAATATTTCCTATCTTAAGAAAAAGTATCAGAGTCATACAGATGCTGATGGAAAAGTGCATGAATCTGGAGCCTCTACCCTCATTTCAAGAGCTAAATCCCCCACTAGAATTCCTAAAAGAGCTGGAGAAGTTCATATAAATCAAAAGGAAAAACCTTGGTATGATTCTTCTAGGGAAGAAGGAGCATTACTTTATCAGGAATCAGGCCGAACATATGAGAAAGCAGTTGTTAATAAGAAGACCGGTGAGGTTTCAATTAAAACTGTAACCCCTACGACAACCGTACCTCTCATGTCTGTGACCACCGATGCCCATACCCTATCTTCAGGTACCCCCAAAGAAGAACTGTATGCAGACTATGCAAATAGTATGAAGTCTCTGGCTAATCAAGCACGCAAGGAGATGGTATATACCGGAAATCTCCACTACTCTCCCAGTGCTAAAATTACATACCAGAAAGAAGTAGACAGTTTAAATTCAAGTCTTAATGTAGCTCTTAAGAATGCACCAAGAGAAAGGCAAGCCCAAATTCTGGCAAACAGTAGAGCTGAAGAAAAATATAAAAATAATCCTGACATGACTAAGAAGGATTATAAGAGGCTTAAGCAACAGGAATTAACCTATGCTAGAGATGAGGTAGGTTCTAGTTCTAAGGTTCGTAAAATACAAATATCTGATAAAGAATGGGCTGCTATTCAAGCAGGTGCTATTTCAGATCATGTATTAACACAGATACTTAATAATACTGATGAAGATGCGTTAAGACAGCGTGCAACACCAAGAACATCAACAACATTAAGTGATGCAAAGAAAGCAAAGATTAGAGCATACAAGAATTCAGACTATACAATTCAAGAGATTGCTGATCAAATGCACATTTCAAGATCAACAGTTGCAATGTATTTGAAAGGAGAATAAACAAATGGCAAATGAAACCGTTGCTTTGTCAACAGTTGACAATCCTTTTAATTACTTTGATGACTTTGATTCTTGGTATTACTTTGATGAAGTTGTTCTTCATCATGGTTGCTGTGAACTACTTGATCGTATAGCACATACCTCAGATGCCCTTACTGATGAGGAGAATGCTATAGAGATAGAACGTGCAATTGATCAGATTGTATCAACTGATCCTTTGTGCATATACATTAAGGTTTATAACAAGCGCACATCAAATGAATCTGGCAACAAAGTCTAGTTCTTATTGCATTAATCATTTATTAAATGATTTTGTTAGTTCAATGTTTGCTTTTAAGTTCAATCATGTTTAATAATTTAATAAGAATAATAGTCTTTACTTGCCTTTGCATGCATCTCTTGCTGTTTTAAAATGTTTTTCTGTTTCTATTTCACAAAAAATAATAAAAAATAATAAAAAAATAAAAATTTTTAAGTTTTTACCTTGTTTGCACTGCTATTACTGACGAGAAAATGGTATGGGGGCCTGTGTTAAAAGCACACCCCCCGCCATATCGCGTGGGTCTTTAAAAAATCTCCGGGGGGAGATTTGGTGAGATCTTTTCAGTATATTTTTCCACAGCAGAAGAAGGGGCATCAGGGCTAAGCCGCATTTGCGCTTTCCTCCTTTCAGCAGACAGCATTCTTGTGGGCCAACCACTTAAAAAGTGCTGCTAAACTCTGATGCTTCTTCCTTTGCTGTGGAGAAAAAGTAGTAGAAAAGGCCTTGCATCTACATGAAAGGAGGTGAAAAGGCTTGAAGAAGTATATTCGTTCAGACTCTTCTGAACCAAAACGGAAGCTTCGACCAGCCTTGACACCTGAATCACGAGAGAATCAGATGATTTCATTGGCTACTAGCCTTGCAGAGAAGCAGTTAATGGAAGGAACAGCATCTTCTCAGGTAATAACTCACTATTTAAAGCTTGCCACAACAAGAGAGCAACTTGAAAAAGAAAAATTGATTGAAGAGAATAAGTTACTTCAGGCAAAGACCGAGGCAATCAAGTCTGCTGAGAATGTTGAGAAGCTTTACGCTGAAGCATTAAATGCTATGCGCAGCTATAGCGGGCAGGGTGAGTCAAATGATTACTAGATGTTATTCAGAGTTGTCAAAGTTGAGGACATTTAAAGAACGTTACCAATATTTGAGATTAGGCGGAATTGTTGGAGAAGATACATTTGGATCTGATCGCTATTTAAACCAATATTTCTATAAATCACCTACATGGCTCAAGGTTAGAGATGAAGTAATAGACCGGGATAAGGGCTGTGATCTTGGATTAGATGGGTGGGAAATCAATGACAAAATTTATGTTCATCATATGACACCCATTACAAAAAGAAATGTCCTAGATGGTGACAGCTGGATTACTGATCCTGAGTATCTAATCTGTTGCTCATTTAAAACACATCAAGCAATTACTTTTGGTGATATAAATCTTCTTCCTTTGCCACCTGTTCAAAGAGAACCGGGGGATACATTACTGTGGGGAAAAATGTCAGGAGGAAATGGCAATGACAGAGAGTATTTTAATAACAATCAAAGCGTTGCTCGGGATTTCTCCCGATAATACAGACTTTGATAGCAGCTTGATAGCGCATATCAATTCAGTATTCATGATCTTGAATCAATTGGGAGTCGGAACGTCGACTCCTTTTTCTATTTCTGGATCTACTGAAGTGTGGTCTAGTTTCT